CCAAACTGATGTATTCCTGCATAATTTAATTTAGAACCTACTGTCACATGTAAAGGTGAAACATCAAATACATTATCAGGACCACCAAACATAAATGAGCGTTTTAAATGTCCTGTATCCTGTAATATTTTTGGTCTTCCTTTTCCTTTTCCTTTTCTTCTTCTCAAAATGGTGGCAGGAGAGAGAGGTTGCCATCTTTGTGGAGGCATTCCCTCTCCTTCAAATCTCTCACCTATATCACGCATAATCGCAAGTCCTGCTCCAGTAAAAGCCTTTTGAGTTCCTTGAGCCCACAACTCTAAGTTATTGTTAAACATTTTTTTAAATCCGGAGGTATCTGTAATAATCTTAATTGCTAATCTGCTCATTTAAGACTTCCTCATCTATTTTATCAAGTATGCTTTTATCAAATTCAACAAACTTCATAGGTATCGAACTAATCTTATCTTTAACCTCTTTATATTTATTCGTGTAGTAAGTCTGTATCTCTTCCTTTATAACTCTTGTAGAATACCAATTCCTTAAAGCTTCATAGGCAACAAGAGTTTTGAAGGTTAAATTAGCTTGTAAAGAATCTACCTCAAAATCTATCTTGACAAAATTCTCTGCTACTTCTAAAAGAGATTCTATTTCTCCATCAGTTATATTTTTAAATAGAGAGTCAGGATTAGGAACAAACTTAGTTTTAAACTCTTCAGCAGTTAGAATCATTTCTTTTCTTTCTTCTTGCTTCCTGTCTTTTTAGGTTTCTCTATGAACTCTCCATTCTCGTCAATAGTATCTTCTACTTCCTTAATTTCTTCATCCATAGGTTCATTTGGAAGTTCCACTACTTCTTTCTTCTCTTCTTTATCTTTAACTACCTCATAAATTTCAGGATAATCAAATAATTCTAATTTCTTTGCTTCTTTCTCATTGAGTTCTATTATCTCTCCTGCAACTCTAACTTTCTCAAGCAAATAAACTGTTCTGAGTAATTTAAATTTCATATTTAGCCTTCTTTAGGTGGAAGCAACATTAACTAAATTAACGACACCATAAGGATTCCTAAGTGCTGGTAGTGAATATTCGCCACCTAAAATCCAAGTTCCTTGTCTGTCTTTATTCTCTTCCCAAGAGTATAAGAATCTCTGTCCTTTCCAATCCGCTTCTTTACAAGATGCTACAAGTCTCTCGCCACAAACTGATGGAACTATGAAAGCTTCTTTATCATCCAAGAATTTATGCCAAGTTCCATTTTCATCAGTCCAGCCACCGTTATACTCAATTACTTCAAGTCCTGCTAATCTTGTAATTTTCCCTTCTTTAGCAATTTCTGAACCTAATTGTGTCTTGCAGTATTCTTGAACTTGAGTATTAGAAATTAGATAATCCATAACTTGCGGAGATACAATCAATAGTGTTGGGTTTACTCCTTTACAAAGTTGTTTATAAGCTCTAAGCTGTGCTAATATTTTTGCAGAAGTATTTGACCACTTATTATCTGCTACAGTAATTGTTATCTTATTAGAAGCAGGTATTCCATAATCAATAGAGATAGTTGATCCATTATCAAGGGTATAACTTAAGGTTCCCCGTAAACACTTCCATGTTTCGTCTTCATTCGTCACATCCAATCTAATGGATAAATGTTCCTGCTCTCTTGCAATTTCTGATTCTATTGTGTCAAAGTTTTCACTTCCTGGTTGTCTTCTCCACCTTATATCATTTGCATCGAGAAATATTTTCTCTTTCTTGTAAGCTACTTCTTGAAGTTGTCTTGCAATAGGACTCTGTGCAATTGGTTTAGCCTCAGAACCTTTTGCAATATAACCTGCTTTCCCGTAATAACCTAATATAACATCCCAGACTGCTATGTTAGAAGCAGTTGGTCTGCTTGGAAATAGTTTCTCTCCCATAAAACCTTCTGGTTTAGGAAATAACTTTACAGCTTCAAGCATTACTTCTTTATCTAAAATCTTCAAATCTAAAAGTCCAAAATCACTCATTCTTTATCGCCTCCTAAATAAACTTGATTAAAGGTAATTGTGCATCTACTTCTGAATAGTAATTTTGAAGACTTGTTTTATTTACTATTCCATGCATAAATACCTTTTTCATTTTTCTTGTTGTTTCGATTGTTGATGAACCTTCTCCATCTTCATCCAATATTCCGATTGCTATTTCTGAACCATCTTTCACATAGATTGGATCTCCATCTGAAGTTGTAGGTGTATTAGTGACTGTAATTGTGTGGTTCTCTGTGTCTATTGCTGTTATAGGTCCTAAGTCTGTCTCACTTCCACCATGTAAGACATAAACTGAATCAACTCCTGCTCTGAATCTTGACTCTTCCCCCACTGTAACAGGTATTACTTTTAAAGTAGCTGCACCTGTTGCATGAGTTCTTCGAGTCATAACAAGTTTCTTTGCTGATGTTTTGATTCCCACTAAAGTTCCTTTTCTTAGAACTCCTGCTGTATCATCAAGAACATAAGCTAAATCAACGTAATGGTCACTTGCTTTAAATTCTTTAAAATCTATATAGCTCATTACTTGATCACCCCACTTTTCTTTAAAGTTTCTTCTGCAATTTGCTTTGCAGAAGCTGAACCATTCTTCTTACCTAAAGTCCTAAAATCCACCACTTCAGGTAAATTCTTAATTCCATCTTCCCACATCTTTACCTGTTCCTCTGACATTGTGAGTAATAGTTGTTTGTTGTTTTCGTGTTGTGCTGGTAGCAATTTTCCCTGCTCTTCAAACATCTTGAGCTTGTCTTCTACTTCCCTTTGATTTTTCTCTTTCTCATACATCTCAAGTTTCTGTTTGTATTCATCATTTTCTTTTTGGATTCTTTCCTGCTCTTCTTTGGTCTTCTTTAATTCTTCTTCAAGTGTTTTAACCTTTTCAGTTAATTCTAATTTTTCTTTTTCATCCATTAAATTTGATTCCTCCTTCATAGTTAAATTTAATTTCTTATCTGCCTGATGTATTACAAATGAAACATCTCTTAAAGTCCAGCCAGGCAATGTAACTGAACCTTTCCCTGACTCAAATGAATAATTCTTAATTAAAAATGGTGAAATATCTTCATATATCCCATTTATGAATTTGTCTACACCATCTATAAGCTTGAATGATTTTGCTTTTATTTCACTGCCATCTTTGTAAATAGAAGTTATCTTTCCAATTTTATTATCAATATCTGTATTATCGTGGTTTTTGATTATTGGTATTGAATCTTCTCCAAATTCTCTAAGTTTTTCAAAGTTAGAAACAATAGTATTTAACTCATCTTCTTTTACTTCTACTCCTTTCCATTTTCCAGCTCTAAAAATTGTCTTATCAAATAATTCAAGCTCTTGTATTGGAAAATTTCTTAGACTAATACTTGATAGATATTCTTTATTGGAATCTATATAATCATAAGCTTCTTCTAAAGACATCTCGGATGGAAACTCTAAGCTTGTTATTTTAAATCCTTCTTCGTTGTTAAAATTTGCTCTAATACCTTTTGAGGGATTCTCAAGGAATCTTCCATTAGCCTTTTTATCTTCAAGTATTATCTCAAAATAAGAATCTTCACTCATTTTGAGTTTTTCATTTTTCTTTCCGTGATAGAATTTAATAGATTGAATTTCTGACTTCTTTTTTCCGTCTTCAGTTCGTATTCCATAGATTCCATAGACAACTATGACTCCACTATCTTCACCAAAACCAAATGGTTTCTTTTCTACTGCAAAGGTTTTATACTTTCCAGGATCGTTTTGTCTGAATGCATAATAATTAGCAATTTCATCCATTTCTCCAGTTTTAAAATCGTGGTCTTTTAACCACTTCTTAGCTTCCTCAATTGTCCATTTCTTCATCTATTAATATCACCTCAAAAAGAGTGTTTAATTAATAGATAAAGAAAGTTTGTAAAAGTTCTATTTAGTTAAATTATTTAAAGTTTTAAGTTATTGTCTTCTAAAAACTTTTTTGTTCCCTCTTCAGATAAATTATATTCTTCCCAATATCCTCTTGCTAAAAATGATTGTATATATTGTTCTGGGAAAATTTTGTTTTGACCTATATCTACAATTCTACCTTTTTCTAATCCTTTTTCTGTCTTATCGTTAGTTAATAAAATATATGAATCTTCTCCTCGTTTTGCTATTATTCTCATACCTTTATCTCTTCCCACCAGCCTTCCCATCTTCTTCCTATAGTTCTTGATTTTTCTTCATAACATTTTATACCCTGCTTATTTAATAATTTTACCACTTTTTTATCATATTTTCCATGATAATAAATAGAATCAATATCTTTCAAATATACTCCACCATGAATTTGAGCTTCTATATAACCATATTCATCCATAAGCATATTTTCATTCATTTTTGTAGCATTGCTTATTTTCTCAATAGCTCTATCAATTTCAGAATATTCCTGGTCTCTAATACATATACAATCAATATTGGGTCTTGTTAAACGCACTGGCTTTCCTGCATTCTGAGTATATAATCTATCAAGTGAATCTCCAAACACATACGTTGTTCGTTCTCTTATTTCCGATTTTAGTTTTATTGTTATATTGCCATATTGTGATACTGTGCTATTATACTCTCCTGCTTTACTGGTAATATATCCATAAATAGGTCTTTCAGTTCCTTCTTTATAACCAAATACTCTTTTTTCAAAATTATCTCTTGTAAATGTATCAAGTAAACCGCCCGATTTACCAGTTTCAAATTGCGATTTAATCTTTCCTGTTTTTGCTATTTTATCAAGAACTTCAGGCTTCACTTCTATACATACATCTGTATTTTTAGCAATTTCCTGTAGGTGTTTATTCATTTCGTCTTCAAACTGTTCATAATTCAAATTGTGTCTTTCACAATATTCTTGCAATTCTCTTTTGGAAGTTCCACCATAATCTGGGTTTACAAAAGGATTATCTCCACCTTTTGCGAGATTTCCATAAATATCTTCTGCTTCCGATACTTTAGGAATTGTAGGGATAGGCTTAGCTTTTGTTATCATACTTAAATCAGGCAATCCAAATCCTTCTAAAGGTTCTGGTATATTCTGATATTTTCTTTCTTTATAATTTGGTTTTCTTTTATCTACAATTGTAATAGGTAACAAAGTACATCTACACATAAAGTGAAATGGTGGAGCATTTCTTGCAATTGCTCCTGTATCTGTTAAAGGTATTATCATTCCATTCCTACTTAAGCAAATATCACAAGTCCTATCATCCATTATTGCACTAACCTTAACCGCCTGGACAAGGTCTGAGTTCTCATAATAGGTCATAAGTCTTCCATAGTTATAGGCTTTTCCTGTTTCAGTCCTTGCAATATTCTCACATCTTATCTTTTGAAAATTAGGGAATATCTTGCTTATTTCTTCTTGAAGGTCTTTTATACTTTTTCCTTCTTTCATTCCTTTATTGAGTGTTTCCTTGAGCTTATTTAACAAATCTTTATCTTCAATCTTAGAAAGTTTAATTGCGTAATCATCCCAGTATTGCAGAGCTGATTTTGTCATCTTTTCATAGGGATCTTTCATTACTAAGATATTAATCTCATTGCTTGCGTGGCGTCTCCCTAATTCCACTCCTTCTCTGAAAAGCAAAAGTAATAACTCCTGAAAGTATTTTTCAAATCCAAGATTGTTTATTAAAGCATAGTAATAGTTTTCTAACCTTTGTTTAAAATATGTCTCTCTACTTTGATAAAGCCCTTTAAGTTTATAAAGAAAATTTTCCTCAAACTTATCTAATATATTATATACTTGTAAAAGCCTTTTCTCTTCATTCACTCTTACTTGTCTCAGGAATCAAAGTATTATTAAGCATTCCTTCATTTTTCTTTTTAATATTCTCTGCCTCTTCTGGTTCAAGTCCAGTCATATCATCTAAGAGATTGAAGAATGTAAGAACTTTATGCACGTGAGTTTTATTCAAGGGATTCAAATATCCACTGTTAGTAAGGTTTAGAAATATCTGACTCCACTTTACATAATCTTCTTCCAATAAATCATCTATATTAAAATACCCGTAATCTGTAACATTTGAAAAGTTAAAGTCTATTAATCTTCTAATTACCTGCTCAATAAATCCTTCGCAAAACTCTTCTATAGTTCCCTGTAAAGTTAGCCAGAAATAATCAAAATGAACTGAACCTAACGCATATGTTCCCTTTCCTTCATCTTGTCCCTCTATGACAAGGGAAGGTATTAATAGAGAGCGAGCTATCATCTTGTCATAGTAATGAAGAGCTATTAAATAGTTATCTCCAATATCCTTAACCTGAATTGGGGTAATGCTTACATCATCAGAAAATGCTCCTACTTTACTTGTTGTAAAATCTTCAAGTCCTTTTGTTGTTTCATCTATTTTTGTTTTATTAGCATTCTTAACTGTTGAGAATAAAGAGGGATCTGCAAATCTAATTTGTGCTAAATCCCATCTATCGAGTGTCCTTAACTTCCTTTTCCAATAATCATAACAATCTCCTTCTAATATTGATGCACCTTGTCCAAATTCATCTTCATTAATATTAATGATACATTTTTCTCTCGGTATTGTATTTCCGCCTATTTGTTGTATTTCATTTTCTTTTATTCCGTAAGTAAACCAAGTATCTGGGTGTAAAACAATGATATCTTTTAAGCTTACTTTACCTTCTCGATATTCATATACAAGTTCACCAATTGAGGCTCCAACCCATCTATATGTAAATAGTTGTCGCATTATCTTTTTAAATTTTATATGATTTAAATTATCTCTAATAAATTTTTGTATCTCTGGATAGGTTTCATTCACATAATTCTTTATTCTTGTTCTGGTTATCAACTCTGGAACAAGAAGACTTATTTTTATAGTTGCTTCTTGTCTCATCGCTTTTAAGATTTTATAATTTAATTTTGATGGTCTTGATACTCCAATACTATAAACTCCAGCTGTCTTGGCATATACATTGAAATCGGGTCTAACCTTCTTCTCCGCCATCTCTTAGCCTCCCTCTTGTAGAATAATAAACCTCTCCTGTATAATCATTCATAATAAATCCGGCATATCCTGCACAATCAACCTGGTCATCATTTGCACCGTTAGGAAACTCAAGTAATTCACTTTCAAAATCACTTAACCAATTTGCTTTTGCTGGATGATATACTAAACCATTTTCATACTTAGAAGCTATAATTAAAGCTCTTGCTACTTTATCTATATCCGCCTTTAAAGGTTTAATAGGTAGCTCTGACCTTAGCTGTTGTATGATTGTTAACCCAAAAGTTTTTTCTTCAATTCCAACAATAAATGGCTTATATCTCAAGTATAAATTTCTGATTATTGAATTATGCTTTGTTGTATCTATTCTTTCTCTGAAAATATCCAATAGTAAAAGTTCTCTATCGGGAGTTATTGCCCAAGTAGCCACAACAAAATAATCTGCTGTCTGTTTCTCTGTAGCTGCTGTATCAACTGTTTGAAATATCTGACATCTTCCTTTCTCTACTCTTTTTGATACAGTCTCAGTTTTAAGAATATAATAATTTTCATCTTCTTCATAATACCTGAATAAAGACCTTTTAAATATTTTACCTTCTGCTGGTGTTGGTTTTCCTTGATATAATGAGCTAAACCAGTATGAACCAATTGTTTTCTGTATGTTTAATAGTTGTTCTCTATTAAATCTTTCTGGCCATAATGCTTCACCTTTTTTTCTCCCTAATAAATCACTTTCTTCTGCAAGAGCTGGAAGGTGTAAAACTGTCCATTTTTTAGCCTCTTCTTTATCATTTAAAATCCTACCTGCCAAGTCATCTTCGTGCCATCTTGTCATTATTAAAACAATAACTCCATCGGGTTCTAATCTTGTATAAGCCGTTGAAGTAAACCATTCCCAAGCTCTATCTCTGTAAGTTTTTGAATTTGCTTCAAGAGCATTTTTCACTGGGTCATCAATAATTAATAAATTTGCTCCCTTCCCTGTCAATGGTCCTCCAATACCTGCGGTATTCATTCCTCCACTTGAACCTTCTATATCCCATCTGTTTGCTGCTTGTGAATCCTCTTTTAATTTGATACCAAAGACTTCTGAACCAATATCTTCAATGGTATCTCTTACTTTCCTTCCCCAGCTTGCAGCTAAATCAGCTTCATAAGAAGTTAGTAAGATTCTTTCATCTCTGTGTATTCCTAAATACCACACAGGAAAATATTGAGATATAAATAAAGATTTACCGTGTCTTGGTGGCATAATAACCATAAGTCTTTTAATCCTTCTTGCAGTTAATTCGCAAAGATAAGTATTTAATAAATCTAAATGTTTCGCTAATTTCCATTGGTTTCTACTCGCATACATCGCCAGATATTTTGGAGTCATCATTGCTTGAATCTTCGCCGAAAAATTCTTCTTGCTCTTCACAACTTTTGATGATATCATTGATGATCTCAACAAGTTTTGGGTCTTTGTATATTTCTCTGATTTTATCTCCAACATCTACTTTTATCTTCATCCCTCCTTCGTGTTCAATTTTATCCTTACGCCCCCATCTATCTGGATATTTTCTTTCTAATAGCCAAGCTTTAGATTGCCAGCTTTCATCCTTTCTTATACCAAGCACTAAAGCTCCTTCTCCTTCAGCTTCAGCCTTTTTTATGGAATCTAAAAATTTAGAAAACACAGAACTCTCTTCAATTCTACCTCTTTTCATCCATTCATAATATGTTGCTGTTCCAATCCCTACAATTTGGCAAGCAGTCTTCACATATACCCCTGAACGGATTAAGTCACAGAGTTTTTTCATTAATTCTTCTGATAATAAAGATGGTCTTCCTGCCTTAGATTTATGATTAAGACCATAAAGTCGACATTTATGACTGCAATACTTCTTTTGCTTTTTTTTTAATTCTTTTCCACAAATAAGACATTTTTTCATACTACTACCCTTATTCCATTTAATAGCTCATCTATATTTATCTCTTCTTCTTGAAATCCTAATGAATGTTCTTTTTTGATTAAAAAATATTCATATTTTCTATTGAGCTTTTTTAAAAGTTTTATTTCATTTATTGTTCCCTTTGATTTACCATCGTGAAATACCAATATTTGCTCTGAATTTTTTATGATTTGCTCTGACCTTTTTTCAAAATTTCCAGGCCTTGCTATCCCTTTTTTAACAGGAGCCTTAACCGCTATATTTCCAGTTCTCCCTTTGGTTTTATTTAGCGGTGTTGAAACTTGTACATTCTCTGAAATCTTACCTACCTGCTCAGGCAAGAACTTTATCTTTGTCTCTTTTGAAAAGTGATAAATTCTTTCATATTCATCTACAAGAAAATTCTCATCCATTCCTTCGTTTGTTTCTCTTTCTATTACCGCCGGGGATTCTTTTGCAAACCAGTAAACTGGTTCAAAATCACATCTTAGTCTATTAATCCAACCACCAGGTAATCCTGTTTTATACCACATTAATTCATCTATGTATTTCCAGCCCTCTTCAACCATTTTTAGCACAAGCTTTAAAACATAAGTGCTTCTCTGTCCTTTTTCACAATGCTCTTTTATATTTAGAAATAAACTTCCATCTTCCTGAAGTATTACCCATAAATTTTTAGCTATATTCGTAAACCATTCTGGATACTGTTCGCTTGAAACTCCACCATACTCCTTCTTTCTCTGCTCTACATAAGGTGGAGAAGTGATAATCGTATTAACTTTATTGCCGTTTAGTAATTTCTCCATAAATTCAACATCACTGCTGTCGCCACATCCTATTCTATGATTTTCGAGCTGCCATATATCTCCAGGAACAGTTCTCTTTTCTACTTCACTTTCTGATTCTTTTTTGGTGGTTTCAAATTCTGAAAGTAATTGCTCTATTTCCTGTTCACTAAAACCTGTAAGTTCCAATTCCACAGAATCTAAGGATTCTAAAATTTCCTTCAGTAAGGGATAATCCCATTCACCCTGAATCTTGTTTAAGGCTATATTTAAAGCTTTTTCTTTTTCTAAAGGTAAGTCTACAATTACAACATCTACTTCTTGAAGGTTTAATTCCTTTAATGCTTTAAGTCTTTGATTACCCCCAATAACTTGGTTTTTTGTATTGACTACTAAAGGTTCTACAATTCCAAATTCTTGCAAAGATTTCTTTAATTTTTCAATCATATCCTTTGAAATCTTTCTCGGATTTCCAGGATAAAATTTCAACTCATTTATTTTTCTCTTCTCAATCTTCATATATAAAAAGATAGTTAAATCTCTTAAAAGTTCTCTTTACATCAATCTCTTTACTTCTTAATTGTTGTCCTTTCTTCTGTTTTCTATTATTTCTTTTAATGCTTTTCTGGCATGATATAATCCTGATTTTACTGATCCAAGAGGGACTCCCAAAATTTTTGCTGTTTCTGAATATGAGAAATTTAAATAATCTATATATAAAATCAATTCTCGTTGCTTTTGGGGTAGACTTTCAATATTCTTCATTATATTATCTCTAAAATTTTCTTTCTCAAGACTTGAAAGCACTTTTTCTTCTAAATCATTTTCAATTTCATCACTTTGTTCTTCGTTATATGAAATATTTTTTGTAATTTTTCTTCTTGCCAGTTTGTAAAGATACAATCTTTTAGCTATAGTATAAAGCCAAACTTCTATATTGCCATAATTAAATGTTTCTAAATATTGAATGGCTTTTAGAAATGTTTCTTGTATTACATCTTCGGCTTCTTCTTTATCGTTTGTTAATGAAAAACAATATTTAAATAATCTATTAAAAAGCTCTTCGTAATTCTTTTCGAGATACCTATTAAATTCATCTTTTGTCAATAGTTCCTCCAATATTTGAACTTTTGTTCACAACTTCTAAGTTTTTGTGAACTTTTGTTCATTTATTTTATAATCTATCCCAAAATCTCCTAAAATCGTAGCTAATCTTTCGTATCTCATAATTATTAAACCATTCCATAAACCTATATCTACTTTTCTATATTCTGTTTGTAGCACAAATTGATTTATTTGCGATGTTTGTAGAAAGTATTTTAAATTTCTCTCATTCTGAAGAGCTTTTATAGAATTTTCTGATATATGATTTCTTTTGTCTGTTATTCCTAAAATAGAAGCTCTTTTTTGTATGCTTAATTTATTACGTCCTAATTTTCGAATTAGTAATTTTGCATTTAATCCTGTATACTTCTCTTTTAAATAATCATCTTCTTCTTGAGTCCATTTTTGATATTTTCTACTTCGCATTTCTAAACCTCCACATTAGAACTCCATCAATGTTTTGATTTCCAAATCGTTCAAATTGAAAAAATGTAGAATATCTAACTTTATCCCATCCTAAAACTTCCCCATATTTATCATAAATACTTAAATAAGGTAAATCTTTAGAGATAATATAAGCCCATACATCTAACCAAGACCAATTCTGAATTGGATAAACTTCTTTAATTGGGCTTAAATTAATATTATTTTTTATTCTTATTCTTCTCTGCGAACTTTCTTCTTTTCTAAGCCCTAAAAAACAAATCTCATATCCTGCTTTTACATAGCTTGGAATAATTTCTCCAAATAGTTTTTTATAACTTGCTCCTAAATTATCGTTCATTGTTTTAAATACTCTATAATTTGTTGTAAATTTATAAGCTATTTCTTCTGTTTCTTTTTCGAGATAATATGGAACTTTTTGTCTTCCAAAATCTTGATGCATTACAGGTATATTCCCTCTAATTTGAGATACAAGACTTAAAACACAAAGACTATCTTTCCCTCCAGAAAAAGCTACATAAGCCTTTCCTTGGACACTTTTAATAATCTGGTTCGCTTCCTCTAATTTGGTTCGATATGGTTCGGTTCGACTATGAGTCATAAATGTTTTATACCATTGCTTTTTCATTTTAACTTAATTTTTGCTCCAGGTATTGCACACAGTTCTATGCTATCTTTTGCCCAGTAAGGACTTCTCCAAGCTACATATTCAGTATCGTCTGCTTCTTCTATGAATTCTATAGGTATAGGTCTCATACAAATTCCATCTTTTATAATAGAATAATCCTCTTTCGTTTTTTCTATTTCAAAGTTTCTTATTGCTCCCCATCCTATTCGTGTATCGTTTCCTAAACCTTGTAAATCTTCTATAAGTTCTGAGACTTGATTAATATCTCCTTTGCCATAAAAACTAACTTTATCTGAAAGTAAGTAAATCATTCTCATTGCAAAGTCCTTATAAAATCCAGAACCACGATATATTTTTTTCTTTTGTGTTTTTGGTAAATATCTGTCTTCAAATCGTTTATAAACTGTTTCGCTTTTCATTTCTGAAATTTGGAATATTGAAGCACTTGCACAAGGAATTTTGTTTTTGTAATACATTAAAGGTAAAAGTCTTAAACTTCCTTCTCCACCAATAGGATATTTACAAGGAAGTAAATAATAGAAATCTCCCAATGCTTTCTTAAAAACTTGATGACTCAAAATTGCATCTAAGCAAATCCAGGGATGTGTGAGACAAATCGGAGAAGAAAGCCAGAAAGTAAGTCTAAAAGGTTCGTAATAACCATCTTTAAAGCTTTCTCTATACTTCTGAAATCTCTTCTGAACTTCCTCTTGGAGATTCATTTTTCACCTTCTTAAATAAATTTTGCACTTCCTTAAATGCTCCCAAAATTCTGTCTTTGTCTTTGAGATATTCTAAATATTCAGTATTACTTTCTGCAAAATTGTAATTAATTTCTACCTGACCATCTCCTTGTGAACTTCTACCACCCAAAAATGGTGTATCGTAAAACAATTCTAACAATCTCGCAAAACAAGACATTTCTAAGGAATTTGGGTAATCTAAAGCAAACCAGTGATAAAATAAAGTTCCGGGAATAAAGCATTCATAATCTACTTTCATTTGCACTGCTTGCTCGTCCTCTTGTTGTTTGGTTAGTTCTGCTCTGCGGGTAATAAAAGTCTCATCTGCAAATAATCTAACTGATTGTTGAGCTTGTGGTAATTGTTGATATTTATTTGGTAAGAAATTCCTATATTCTTCACAAACTGGAAATGCATGTCCCACTTGAAGTTTACCTGGTATCACTTGGTTCCCAATACTCGCACCAAAAAGTGAAAGTGGAACAATATTCTCTCTAAGTTTCTTTCTTAAATCTAAATCAATAATTCCATAAACAGCTTCGGAGCTTTCCAAGACACCACCGCTATAAAATATATGATGTTCCTTTAAATCTGGCTCATAATTTATACTTTGAAATAAATCTGAAAAGATCAATCGTCTTAATTTACCCCTAATAGAATTTCCAGAGATATAAGGTAAAACTACAAAAGAATTCTTATTTGAATCGTAAAGGCTAATAGTTCGTAAAACTGGCGTTGAGCCTGTTTTCTCATCTCCACCATGAAAAATTGGCGTAATTGCTTTCATTAATCCTTCAATTTTAATTTTCATACAAACTCTCCTTTTTTTTATTTTTTCGTTTTTCTTCAACTCTCAAATAACAAAGAGCACAAATATAAATATGCTCTAAGTATATTTGTTTTAAGGCTTGCTCTTCAACAGGCTTTAAGACATTCACAATATCTACAACTTCATTCGGAAGACTTTGAATTCCAAAATAATTACAAAGCTTTGACACAAATTGCTCTAAGTTTTGTTTTCTTGAAGCACTTCTAACTCTATGATTAAAAACATCATGAATACTTTTTATTGCTTTGAATTTTTTGAATGGAATTGCTAAATATATCAAACTCAAAATTTCTGCAAGCCCCTTATTTATCTCTTCTGGAGACATAACATACCACCTCCCATAATGGTTCACGTTTATATTTTTTGACTTCTTTTAATAAATCTAAGAAGTTTTCATTTTTTGCTTTTTGATAAGTTTTTGAATTGAATTCTGTAGTAGTAATTTCTGCTTTTGAGATTTTCTTTTCTAATAAATTCTTAACTATTTCAATTCTCTTAATTATTTCGTTATAATTGACCTTTATTGCATTCTCAAAGAAGTCTGTAGAAATATAAAAATTTTCTTTTGAATAAGATATTTTGTTTAAATCTCCTATCCATCCTTGTTTTTGGAAAGTATGCGTAATATAGATAAAAAATGGGGGCTCTGGAAGATTCTTTAATTTTTCAAGAAAATCTATATTTTTTATAAATTCTACACTTTCTTGAGTTGCAATAAAACTACTTCTTCTATATTTTTGGTCTTGAAAGAAAGCAAAACATATAGGACATATTCCTTCTCCGTAATAAAATCTATTAAATCCAACAAAATTATCTGAGAATGAAAAAGTAAAACCTGCGTCTGTGTTTTCGCCACAACAGACACAGGTTGTTTGTAAAATACCTTTTTTTAATATATCATAATCTTTCTTAAAAATCAAGCTTGGTAAATTCAATTACCGCCTACCTCACCAAGATATATTTTATATTTTTCTTTTTTACCTTTCTCATTTATTCCTGTTTCAATTTTAAAGATTTTATAAGCCTTCCTTCCTGTGTTCGATATATACTCTTCTACTTCAATATCGCTCTCTTTTTTCCTTTTTAAATAATTTGCTAATAAAAAAGTAAGCGCTCCAATAATCATTCCTAAACATAAATACATATTACCACTCCTTTCTTAAAGATTTAATAATTCTTTCTTTTTTTCCTTATAATTTATTTTCCTTGAAGTTTTAGCTAAGACATTCAAGGTGTCCCATTTTTCTTGTCCAAGATGTTCTTTTACCCACTCAGCCCATTCTAAAGGTTTTCTGTGACACCAGTTCAAATGACAATAATAGCATAAAGTTAAAGCGTTAAGTGGTTCATATCTTACACTTAAATTTGACCTTGAAAATATGTGAGCACACTGCACGTGTTTATTCCGTGTCCCGCATTTTTGACAGGTATAATCATCTCTTTCTCTGATTACTAAACTAAATAATTTATCTAATTCTTTTTTTTGCTTAGAGGTCATTAGGAAACTCCTGCAATTTAGGCAAATCAGGATAAGCTTTATAAAGATTATTTTTTAAAAAGACAGGAATAGAAACAGGAATATAAAACCCTTTTGCATTATACATAATCCCTTCAATCCATTCTTTTTTAGGAGGCTTGTATTGACGAGTTTGAGCTCCAATAATAATCCAGTCTACATCTTTTAAGGACGGGTTAGTGTGAACTCCGAAATCTACCCAATCTGTATTTAAATGAAAATCTATATTCTCCAAAAGTGGTTCAAATGACACGAATATCCTATTTTTATCAAGTAATTTTTTACCTCTTAAAATTCTTATTCTTCCTACATCTCTTTGTTTATTTACCGTTACGCCTAAAAGACAATTCTTTTCAAAGCCAAATTTTCTGTAAACTTCTGGCTCTTTTGTAAGGAATAAAAACTGATGCTGAGGGTTATCTACAATTTTCCCGAAAACTCTTAACATCCAATCTCTATCCCAGAAAGCTATATCACTCATTGAATTAACGAAAATCCTTGATGGATTTTTAGGGAATTTCTTATTAAAATTACTCTCCAAAAAAACTGGTTTAAACTCTTCAAGGTCTTTACTAATATCTGAATAACGAATATTGTTTTTCAAGCAGTATTCTTTTTCTTTCTCTGCTATTTTAAATGCAAATCTTTTTGCTATCTTTCTTGCATAACAGTAGCTACAATCATTTAGACATCCCCACACTGGGTTCCAGACTGTATCACACCATTCAATTTTTGTTCTATTCATTATTTATTCTCTCCAATTATTGATTTCTTTTCTTAAAGATATTCCAGAAAGTTGAAAAACAAGATTTTTCTCTTTAAGTCGATCTATGCTTCTTGGATATCTATTTTCAAGTTCTTCTTTGCTTAAATTAGAAGTTATAATTGTTGTCTTATTTTCTCTGTATCGTAAATCTATAAAATTATCAAATTGACTCAAAACAAAACTTTCTTTTTCTGGTAGGTATTCTCTTCCTAAATCATCAATCATCACTATATCGTTATACATTCCTTCTAACTTTTCAAAGTTTTCACGGATTATATAAGTTGCTATATCATTAGCGGTGTAATATTTGACTGATAAATCAAAATCTAATAGCTTTTTAATAATCAGATATAAAATTGAGGTTTTCCCTGTTCCTATATTTCCTATAATAATCAATCCATCCATACCTTCATGAATTGTTAATAAGTATTCCTGCAATTTTTTATTTACTCTATTACTTACTTTGTCTATTTCGGCATTATAAAAATTACTTGGAGGTCTATATGGTGAGAATATTTTTATAAGTTTTTCTTCATCCTTGATATTTTTTAGTATTTTTTCAGAAATCAGGCAAAAGTTATTTTCGATAAAAGGACATTGAACTTTAAATTTTCCATATTCATCACTTACCACAACACTTCTATCGCATTCAATATCGCATTGTAATTTAACAAAATCTTCATCTAATAATATTTTTTCTGCTCTTTGTTTATAAAATACTGATAGTTTAATACCTCGCTCTAAAATTGATTTAAGTTTTTCATCTTTACAGGTGCTATATTGTTCTAATAAATTTTTGTTCTTACATTTATCAACATTGATTTTATTAAGCACATCATTTATATCTTTAATTATTGACCGTTGTTCTAATGTTTCTATTAATTCTTCCACCATTCTTTACCCAATCTCCTTTCAGTTTTTTTTAAGATTTTTTCTTTTTGCTCATCTGTATATTTTTTTACTGATTTCCAGACAGCCCTTTTAACTTCCCAGAGCTGTATACCCCATTGTGCATAATAACACTCTGGGTCATTTCTGGCTTGAAGTTCAAAGTCTTGTTGTGTTGGTAGTTTATTTACTCTCCTTTTAGGTTCGAATAGCCCCTGCCAGCCATTTTCTATTGAAGTTTCAATTATTTCCTTAATGTCATATTGAGACCGCCATTTATCTAATTTAGCAATTAATAATTTTTCAGCATAAGGAGTCAAAGGATGCTTTATTGCCCTACGATGTTTTCTGAATTCATTCCAAAGATTTGTATCTAACCAAGAAGGTATTTGTTTAAATTGTTCTAAATTTTCTTTCTTTATACTTTCTTTCTTTTTTATATCTTTTGTATAATTATCTTTTGTATAGTATATTTTGTGTGCATCATTTTTGATAAAAGTTTTATCAATTTTGATAATTTCTTTATCAGTATTGATAATATTATCAGTATTGATAATTTCATCAGTTTTTATTGATTGTGATTGAGTTTTAAAGTTATCTTTATCAGTATTGATAATATCTTTATCAGTATTGATAAAAGCTTTATCAGTATTGATAAAAGCTTTCTTTTTTGATGTATCTACCCATTCTTTATAATATTTATTAAACATATATTTATTATCACTTTTGATAATGATTTTTTTATTTAGAAGTTTTTTAAGGGCTCTGCTTATATTTGATTTTTGCATACCAGTCATTTCTACAAATTGCGACAAAGAAATCCAATCATCTTTTCTATGCCATCTATAAGTTTTATTAAAAACACTCCAAATTATTTGCCATTCTTCACCACTTAAACGATGACTACAAAAAACATCAACAAGTTCATTAGCTATTTTAACAAATCCATCTTCAAGTTGTGGGTTGCCTTCTTGTTTTTTTGTTTGTTCTTCTGTATCTTCTTGCATTTTAGCGCCACATAACTGTTGTTTTGCTTTTAGATATTCCTCCACTGTCTTTGCTCCATACTTTGCCCACTCTCTATTTCTTTTCTCTTCCGCTTTCCTTTTGCCATTTTCTTTCTTTATTTCTCTCTTTTGTTTGTGTATAAGCCCTTGAAGTTTATAACCTTCTTTCCTTTCAGTCCCATCCAAAATTGAGCTAATTTGACTACTAATTTCCATTTAATACTCCTTTCAAGGGCGGGCGGAGGGCGAGTTCCCGCTTAATACATACAAAAAATAAGGAGAATATGCATTTTTGCCCTCCTAAGTCTCCTTTATTCTTCTTGTTCTTTATAAAAGTAGCTTTTTGGTCCTGGCTCTACTGGTTCAATGGTTATTTTTAAAAGCATACCTTTATTAAGAGCTAAGAATTTTGCTACTTCAACAACTTGTGAAGCATCTATCTTGAGGGTTATTTTTGTCTCTGCTTCATCATCATTAATAAGTTTAAATTTTGTTGCTTGAAATACTATCATTCATTCTCCTTTCTTTATGCATGACTTTTCCACCTACATAAACTTTTATAATCACAGTAATTTTCACAAAGCATATTAGGATTTGGGTAAAAGATTTCATTTTGAATAGCTTTAATAATCTGAAAGATGATTTGTTTTGTTGTTTTGAAGTCATCTTGGTTTTTCGAGGTTTGTAATATTTGTATTTCTGGATCTCTCTTAGAAATAAGTATATGAGCTTGTATCGGAACTTCTGTTGTCCCTGTAATATAAAAATAAGCCAGAGCATATATATTGAATTGAATATTTCTCTCTACTTGATCTTGTGTCCATTTTCTTTTTGTGGTTTTCCAGTCAACAAAACCATTTTTGTTGATTATAGCGTCTAAAATACACTGAACTTTATTGTTCGGTCCATCAACTCTTTTGAAGTCATATATAAAGTCTATATCTTTATTTTGTTCATTGATATCAAATGGAATAAATATTTCATATTCTGTTTGAGTTATAGGAAGATTTTTAAAAGTTTCACTACTTAGATACATTTTAAGTAGATTTAATCCTTCATTTTCGACAGCTTCGGGTTCTTCTTCTTGCCAGTTGATTTCTTGTTCTTGGGCTCTGAATCTTCGTAAATATTCTTCTATTCCTATTTCTAAACTCTTACTTTCATAACACTTTTCTATACCTTTATGAACAGCAGAGCCCATCCAAGCCCTGCCGTTCTTAATTGTCTGAATTTTCTCCACATATCTAAAATAATAACTCATTGGACAAGTCATATAGGTTTGTATTTTAGAGGGCGAAAGCTCTATCATTTTCCCTCCTGATTTTCTCTACAAGTTTGTTGTAAACAAAAAGAAAGTAATTCCAATCCTTTTCATTTCCAAGATCGGAATAAATATCTGTAGAAGAGCATTTCTGTAAAATAGTTATAGCAAGAGATTTTTGCCAAGATGTTCGTGTTCTAACAAAATGAATATCTCTAAATTGCCATATACCAATACCATACTCTTGTATTTCTACCTGTTCTTGTTCCATTTTTATTCACCTTCTCTATAAAGTTGAGGATTTGATTTTTGAGAAGCTATAAGTGTGTCTAAAAGATATTGCTTGATTTGGTCGTATTCATTATCTGTCAGTTCTCTAAGAGAAAGCCTTTCTTTTTTTAATAAGCCTGCTATTGTGCTATAAAAATGTTCGACTTCCTCATCGGTCCAGTTAGAAGTGTGAGCTTTATTCATAACCGCAATGCAAACATCTTCTCTGAGTCTTTCATCCTTTAGCCCTGTTTTCTCAAAGATTACATTTAATCCATTACGCATTTTTTGTATTCTTGCATTATGTTTCTGAAATTCATCAGTTTTATCTTTTTCGTATTTTTTGCCATTTTGTTGTTGTGGTTCTTGTTCCATAAATGCTTTAATCATAAACTGAAAATACTGGATAGGTATTACCCCCTTGATTGCATTTCGTATTGCTTTTGCACACGCCTTTTCGTATGCAAATTCATCAATAACAGTAGAACCATCTTTGAGTTGCAATTTTTTAGATTGTCGTTTAGGAATCTCGATTTCTATGTTATCAGCAAGATTTTTTGCATACCCATAAGCTATGAAGTATTCAGGAGTTTCTTCCACTTTTGAAACTCCATACCTGATATTTTTAAACCTACGTGCACCCTCTTTAATACCTGCATAACTTAATACGGGTTTTCCATCTTTTCCAATGTAAACAAGAGACTGTAATAATTCACCTGTCATCTCTTCTTGTAGAATTGCTTTTTCGTCTTCTCTTTCTACAAGATGTGCAGTTTCCTCTGGTGTTTCAGTGTTGACAAGTTTTATAGTTTTGACTTCTTCAGACATTGCAGACCTCCTTTTTTCCTCCAAAAAGCCAAGTTGAAAATAAGTGATTTCCACAATGACAATAACCATGTCCAGGTCTGTGATGTTCTTTGATTGAGACTTCCTCAGCTTCTTCAAAAGTAATTAAACGATGACAAAAATCACATCTGATTTTTGTTTGTTGCTTTTGATTCTCTTTTTCTTTTTGCATGTTCTCCCTTCCTTCTGTAGCATAATCAACAGCAGACTATGCTACTAAATTTTATTTATCTATATATAGATTGATACAATATTTTTTATATAAGTCAATAGTTTTTAATAAAATTTTAATTATTTTTTCGAAATTGAGCATAATATTTTGTTAATTTTCTTTTCTGCCGCATCTTCTATCCTTGTTAGATTGTGCACATAAACCATTGTTGTTGCTATATCTTTTTAAGTGTATATTTATAAATATTGTAAGTATTTGATTTTATTGGTTTTGTATTCAAAAACTCCTGTAGATACGAAAATATTATCAGCATAAGAAATTCAATTCCTTTCTATTTTATTTACTTTTAATAAACTTTATTAATTTCTCAATCTCTTTTTTTTCTACAATAAAGCTTTTCCCCACTGCAAGATAAGATAATATTCCAATCTTGCATAAACTATATACATCTCCAATTTTAAAATCTCTTTCTGGAAGTTCTTTTTTGAGAATCTCATATACTTGTTTAATGGTCAAAAAAGAGTATTGCTTCTGAGTATTTTCTTCTACTTCTACTACTCCATCTTTAAATTTAACAAAGTAATCGCATTCCTGTCTGGAATTTGTTGTTTTGTCTCCAGAAGTCAAAAAAGCTTCCTGCTCCTCTTCATCCCAAAAGAGGTCATCAAGATGTTCTTTCATAAATTCTTTCCATTCTTCAGATGTAAGATTCATTCTTTTATTCCTTTACATAAGCACAATAAGGTCTGAATTCCCATTTTGAACCTGTTTTTTGAGTTAATCTATCAGTAGTTTTGTCCCACCAATAACCTCGAAAATTGCTCATATCGGGGCAAACCCCTTGTTCTACATAATTGATACCTTTCTTTTGGAACATTTTTTGAACCATTTCTGGAAGATCTTTGTGAAGTATAATCTCTTCAGTTATACAACCTTCCTTTTTGAATACCTTTTTGTATTCAGATTTGGATATACTCATTTATTCCCTCCTTTAATTTAGATTATTTAAAAAAATTTAATAGCGTCAAGAGTTCTCTTTTATTTTTTTTGGTCATCTTATTTAACATCTTTAATAACCGTTCTTACTTCACTTATTTTGATAGGCTCACCGTTTTGGAGTTTAGCATATTCGTGAAGATATGAATATACCAAGATTTTATTAGTTGGTTTTTGTATTCTTGGATATACTGTCAAATATTGATTACCTTTTGAGATTTTTTGCCAATAATCTTTGTAATTGTTGAAACCTTTTTGAGTTAAGTATTTATTAATATCTTCATTAGTTATTTCATAATCAAAGTAGAATACTTCACAGTTATTTTCATCTTCAAAATCTATATTAAACATTTTACACCTCATCGTTTATATTTTTAATTACTATTCTTGTTTCAGTCATCTTAATTGGATTATCATTCTTGTCTAACTTTGCATATTCGTGTAAATATGAATACGCAAGAAGTTTTTTTGATGGTTTTGCAATTCTGACATAAAACGTCATAGTAGTTCCATCATAGCATTTCTTTTTGAAATACCTTCCCTTGTTTACTGCCTGTAAACTTTCTAAATACTTTTCTACTACTTCCTGAGATATCTCTTGTTCAAATTCATAAATTTTGCTTACATCAATCTCTGGGAATGTAATAGAAAATTTCGTAAATGCATATAACTGTGGTAGAATGTCTTTTAACTGCTCCTTAATTCTTTTCAATATGGAAAAATTCAACTCTTCTTCTGGAAGTCCACCGTCGTATTTAAGTTTTCCCATAATTGCAGACATGTCTGCTTCACTTATGGGAAAATCTCTCCATTTCTTCAAGTCGTAATCTTCAATCTCATCGCATGGAAGTTCAAACTTCCATACTTCATCGTCATCAAGTCCACATCTTTCTGATATTAGAGAATGCGAATCTAAATTGTATTTACATCCTCTAATACCACCCAAGAAGTGAACTGTCCCTGATTTGTCAACATTAAAAGAAAAGAATTCACACATTTAATTTACCTCCCTTAAATTTTGGATATTTTTCTCAGGATATATCCATAAACCCTTATATTCTCTGGACTTTCTAAAGCCATAATTCTTTAGAAAGTTGTAAATACATTTCTGAGCTTTACGCCTAAGATATTTGTAATTCCTGTCTACATCACAGGTATATCTTAAACAGTCGGCGTAAAGTTCTTGCTGTAAATCTTCCCAGAGGCTCTGCTTTAACAGAGCCTCTTTAACTTCCATTGGAATATATTTAACTTGGGTAAAATATATTCCAGCTATCCGATTTTTATTTTCATCTTCAAATCTATATTGCATTTTAATCCCTTCTTTTTTCTTTAAAGAAGTTACAAGCTTCTTCTTTGCCAAAGCATTCATCTCTGCCTGTAATGTCTCCACCTAAATCACAAAATCCATTCGAACTGCAATTCCAATATTCATCAACCTCTCTATCATCAGTAATATAATAAATACAATCACAGCAATAATTCATTGTTCTCCCTCCTTTATTAATATATATTCATCATACATATTTAAACTTGCAATAAGAACTTTCTCTAAGATTTTGTAATTGCTATCGGATAAAACCGCATAATAGTTAACCCAGCCATACTCTACATCGCAGTTATAATTCCAATCACCAATATCCCAACCACCATTTCGTTCAACTGCAGTTTGATAAACTTTGTCAAGGAGTTCTTCTAACTGCTCTTTTGTAAAATCTTTAATGTTTAATTTGTTCTCAATCATTTATCCCTCCTTTAAAATTTCTTGTATTCTCTCAAGAAGTTTGCTTTTCAAAAGCTCTTGCTTGAGAGCTTCAATAATTTTTGAAGCTTGAAGTTTATTTATATTGACTATACCTAAATCTTCAAGCTTCGCTTTCTCAAACCAATAACTGTGAATTAAATCGAGAATGTAATTTAACTGCTTTTTTGAAGCTGGGTCTTGAGTGTGAATAACTTTAACATCTTTGTTCCCTTCAAGAATATCGATAAGTTCTTGATGAGAACTTGCGATTTTGTCGATTACCTCTTTATTCATTTTTTCCTCCTTATTATTTATATTTATCATCTTGAATATATTTTTAACACATTTTAAAAATATGTCAAGTATATTTTTAATAATTTTTAAAATATTGAACTTTGATGTGATGAGATATTACAAGTTTTTAGTTTTTTTTCATAAAATTTTTAAACTTATAAATATCCTTGAAATATTGATTTGATGAGTGTTTATAAAAAATGCAAGGATTTTTATAAAAAAAATAGGTTTATTTTCATAATTTTTAATAAAAACTTAAAAAAATAGTTTTATAAAATGTTTATTTAGTTAGGTATGATGAGTATATACAGCTTTAAAAAATATTTAAAATAATAAAAAATATTTTAAAAATATCTAAATTATTATATCTTTTAGAACTTCAAAGAAACCGTTTGACTTTAATGTAAATTGTTTATCATCATTAATTTCTACAACTTCCCAAAATCCTGTCCCAATTGTTTTAGGACTTAAAGTAATCTTTAAATAGTTTCCTACAATTGTCATTTCTACTGGCTCTATAAAATATGCTGTGTCATCTATTTTTTGTTTTACTGCAAATTTATAAATGTATGCAGGATTGGGTGTAAATATATTACCATTTTGATCTTTAAACAGTAACGAAATGGTAACTGTATCTCCTCTATAGATTTTAATCTCTTTTATATCAGTATTATAAGTCATAAAATCTCTCCTTATCTTAGGAAGGGGTTGGCTACCCTTCCTAAGTCTTTACAAATAGAAGAATATTTTATTATTTAAAAATACTCTTCCAAGTAGTTCTCCAAAACACCTGTGAAGTTGTAAGAATAACGATAAAAGTTCCAAGAATGGTATCAACATCTGTAAAGTTTAATTTTCCTTCTGCTCCTGTTGCTGTAATAGATACAATAAAAGTGATTATAACAGCTACTATAAGCTTTTTAGTTCCAGAAAGTTTTTTTGCAACAAATTCAATTAATAAAGGAACTAAAGCTCCAACAATAACATTTAAAGTTGTCCAGTTCATATTCCCTCCTTTCTTAAAATAGTAATTTCCTTAGTATTAGGATGCCAGAGTATTTGACATCCAAATAAATTTGCTATATCTCTCAAGCCCAGCATCGTTCTATTGTTTATAATCTGTGGAGCAGTGATAAGTCTTATGGTGTTGTTATTTTTAGATGCTAGTGTATCTCCAACCTTCATTTTTATATTTTCTATGTTAGAGTATTTTCCAATTACTGCTACAATTGCTTGAGCAATGTATTCTCTTTCTTGAAGATGCTTTTGAAGGTCAGAACTGTTAGAAATAAATCCGCATTCTAATAACACAAAAGGTATTTTTGCAATATCAAAAGCCGCTATACTTCTTGGATTTTGTGTATAATGTTTTGCTCCTCTATTTTGAAATCCTAAATATCTACATAGATAATAAACCAAATCATTTGCTAAATCTTTGCCCTTGTTGTTATAAAGTGCGTGAACTCCAGCAGCATTGCTATTTCCTGAGTCCATATGTATAACAATGTAATAATCACATTTGTTGTTAATTGCTTCTCTATACCTGTCTTGTGTATTCCAATAATAACTTGGAACAAAATAATCAATATATCCTTTTAAATATTGACAAATTGATAGCTTGAGTTGTGATGTTAAGTTTGCTTCTGTATATTTACCATTAACCGCTCCGGGATCTAACCAACCTGTGTCGGGATTTTTTGCATTGTGACCACTATCTATTGCTATCTTCATGGTATTTTTCCAAATGCTTTAATTATAGCAAGCAAAGAAACAATAACCGCAATAATAGAGGGTATTTGTGTTAAAATCCACCTTGCATTAGATAAGGGTCTCAACTCTTTCTCTTGACAGTTATTTTGTTTTTCAAGCTCTGTTATTCTATATTCATGTAATTGAATATCAGAGCATAGTTTTGATAACTTTTCATCTACCTTATCAAGTTTATGCTCAATTCGTTCAAGTCTTTGGTCGTCCATTTATACCTCTTAAATTGGCATATTCCATAGTCTATAACGTATATAATCGTTGGTAATAAAAATATCACCTTCACCAACTTTATCATCCGTTGCTGGAACCTGACTTGCTCCTAACATTTGAAAGACCGTCACATGGTAATTCCCGTCATCCCATAGAATTCGAGCTTCATTTACTTCATAAAGTCCTTTTATAACTGCATTTTCAGTCATTGTAAAATAAGGGTTTGCTGGAGAAGATTTAAATATTCCATCCGTAGCGTCAAGAATGTATTGATTTATTTCCTTTCGAACAATACAGTAGAGAGATAGCCCCTTTTCGTAGTAGTCAAATCGTATGTTTTTATTCTCTGCCATTTTTCACCTCCTAAATTCCTAAACTTGCTTTATAGTTTGCATAATAATCTTTTATTGATTTTACATACTCATCGTATTCTGTTATTTTTGTTTTATCTTCTGTAGTTTTTGTCGCTAAGTTTTTTGTGTGTATAATATTTAGCTCCTCATCAATACTGTATTTCTCTCTTATTTTGTCAATTATTCTCTCTTTATACCTTTTCCAATGAGAGCTATACTTTCTCAGTTTTTCTTTAAGTTCTGCAGTCAAAACTACCTCTTCTAAAATAATTCCTTTTGGTTGCTCAGGAGCTTTCTCTTCAAAAGCTACATACTGATAGTTATCAAATTCTTCCAGTTGGTCATTAGACAAGTGTATTATTGCATTCTCTGGTAAGTTTGCATCTATTATTGTATGCTTGTCGAAAATAGGTTGGTAGCGATATAGTTTCATTTTTATCCTCCTTTATGATTTAAGTAAATATTTAATAATTTCATAAATTCCATATACTTCCTGTTTAATTGTGTTTCAGAATTCATTCCCATTCGCTATCACTCATTAATCAGGGAAACAACAGGCACGAAAGCTCACATTGCTGTTGGAGTGTGAACGACAATTGCTCAAATTCAAGCCAAACACTCCCGCATCGGAACCGTTGTACCAATAGTAACAACGAAGACAACATAATTCATTTCTTCCTACATATTGATAATAATAATCTTTGCCTAATTTATCTGTTCCTGTAGTCGATATTCCTGTTTCTAAAGGAAGCGTGTTGCAAGTTAATTTATAATTATTTCCTGATATTGCATTAGAAAAAACTGTATTTGTTCCATTACCATATCGCTGAGAAAAAGTATTATTTGGATGAGTAGTGTTAAAATTTAAAGTTATTTCTTCTCCCCAATTTGCAACTCCTGTTGCCCCCCAATGGTCATTTGCTCCTGTATTTCCTGGTGTCCAAAGCTTTGGCGAATAACTTCTTTTTTTTGAGTAATAAGTTCCAAAAGAAACAGTTCCTCCACTTGTATAATCTGACCAGGTAGTAGAATCTACCGTGTCTAAACTGAAACTATTTTCATCTATAACTGTTATTTTATATGCTTTACCGTTTGCTTGTGTCATTCCTACAACTCCATTAATTCCAATTATAGTTCCAGTTGTAAGTCCGTGTCCCGAACAAGTTACCACCGCTGGATTTGCTTTTGTTATTCCTGTAATTGCTTTCGTGGAGCCTACACAAGTAAGCCCAAGAGCTATTTCATACATATTTCCATTTAAGTCTAATACACCGCATAATTGCCCATTATGAGATGTTTTTGCAAGTTGATTACAAGAACCTGTCAAAGCGGAATACTTAGGAGTTCCTGGAGGATCTTCATAACCATCCCAAACATAAAGTATTGAAGTATCATCTGCATCGCTTAAAGCATTATTGTTACACCCTTTAGGATAATGTTTAGTTAAATCTCTCCATGCACAATATTGAGCATCTTTCGGAATTGCTAAACTTAATAAAGCAAGTATAGCAAATTGCTGATTGGTCGTAACGAAGTATTTTGAATTTGCATTAATTTGCCCATTTACTCCATCTATTGCATGTGCTGCATTAATTGCTTCATAGTAATAATTTCCAGCACAAGCAGTCAAATCCGCTATGGGATTATGGGAAGAATGCATAGAAATTGGTTTACCGTCTTTAACTGAGCCTGCTACATACCCTTCTCCTTTCGCTATCTTGGAAGCCTTATATTTAAAAATATAAAATCCCTTTGGTATACCATTATCAATAAAGCCTTCCATAAGTATATAACCTTCTGCATTTGCGGCTGCTTCATCAACAAAATAATCCCAATCTTTTACTTGTATCTCAGGTACTCTTGTCCAATCAACTTTAAGCCAAAATTTAGGAATATATACAAATACTGAACCATCATTGTTGTAAAAGTTTCCATATCTTGCAGAACCTTTTATATATGTATCTGGATATGGATGTAGTTCTTCTGGTATATCAAAAGGATATGGCACACCCACACCAAATCCTTCTTCATAAGGATTACCAATACTTTCAAGCTTACAGCTTATCAGTTTTGGTATTTCAACATATTTATCCCACTTAGTCTTAAAAATACCTCTATAATATCTAAAAATGTCCACACTAAATGGTTTTATCATTTTTATTCCTCCTTAAAAAAGATAATTTAACTTCATTAAAGTTCTTTACCCCATATAATTATGCCAACAAGGCGGCTTATCGGTTGGATGAGAAGTAAGTAAGTTCTGTAAAGCAGTATACATACATGTTATCATGGCCCCATATAATTATACCAACAAGGCGGCTTATCGGTTGGATGAGAAGTAAGTAATTTCTGCAAGGCGGCATACATACATTCTATCATGGAAGCCAAACTATCATATCCTCTCATTAATGCTAAATTTTCGCATGCTGCTGTTTTTCCTTCTTCAGCGTCAAGTCTGCCATCCAAATCATCAAGTTCTGTTTGAAGTCCTGTAATAGCTTCTATAGGATGACAATCATTTGCTTCTCTACTGGTAGTATCGTTATGGGCAGGTGGTTCTACTTTTGTGTTATCTATTAGTAATGGAATTTCTCCTACCAATTCTTGGGAAGCGTTAATATCTGCTATAACTGAAATTTTTTCTACTTTAGAAGCTAAATCTTCAGTTAAATTCGTAATAGCTGATTCAGGATGACAATCCGTAGCATCTCTGTTTGGGTGTTCATTATGGTTATGAGCTTCAAGTCTTGCTTTATCTATAATTCCAGATAAACTATTAATTAAGTCAATTAATGCAGTATTTAGTGCGTGTATATCTATATACTCTTTTATAGAAGTTTTGTCTCCACGAGCTACAACAATCTCATCAATTATATCTCTTGCCTTAGCGGGATAAATTCTACCCTCAACATTTTCATCTACATATTGTTTTGTCGCCACATTTGCTGGTAAATCTTCTGGCTGTATAGGATTTCCAATCATATATGCATTTTTAATTTTATTTATCTCATTCTGAAGAGACAAGTTTAAATCCTCTACTGGAATTCCTGTTTCTGGTTTAAGATAAAATAGCATTGCCTGATAATTTTGAAAGAATTTCTCTACTTCAATTTTAAAAGCTTGAAATTCTTCCTTACTGACCTTATTTTCTACAACCTTTAATAACTCATCAATCGTCAATTTTGCACCTTCCTATTGTTTGTGGATAAACAGGTAAATAGATATAAAGATATTTTGTGTTTGTAGGATCTATTGATATTTGAACATCTAAAGGATAATATGTTGGCTTAATTCCTTTATCTCCAAAGTATTCAAATTCCTGCAAAGAGATTATTCGCTTTAAAATTCCATGATTATCAAAAACTCGTATAAGAAAATCATTTTTATCATATATAAATATATATTCTTGATTTGTAGTCATTCCTCCAAGTGTAATTCCTTGATAATAAAATTTATTACCAGTTATAGGGTCATTTTTAAGTCTTCTGCAACTTACAGCCTCATATCCATTTTCAAGGAATCCGTGACCAATTATTTCTACATCAGGTGGTTTATCCCTTAAGAATTCTTCATAAGTTCCTGGAATGTCATATCCAAAAACAAGTGTATAACATTCATAGCTAAGAATTCCAGAAAAGAATCCACCATATTCAATCTTAGGAATATAAGTGTATAATGCAGGTTTTATAATAAATTCACCTTGATATAATCCAGAAGTATTAAAAAAAGTGAAGACATTTTCATTTATTGTTCCACCACTTGAGATTATTTTTCTTAAAGTTAAAAGAATTATTTGATTTCCTAAAGTTGTCCAATCAATTAAATTATCCGCAAATTCTCCACCAAGATCAAATTGAGAAGATAAAGTAAAATTAGAATTCAAAATATACATAACTCTTTTTCTATTTTCCATCCCGCAAATAACACTTTCCCCTCCATTACCGCTCCATGAAAGTAAAGCCCATTTTCCATCTTGCAAAGGCTGTATACTTGAAAAATCTGTATTCCTTTTAATATGCCAATATTGATGCGTAGTTCCTGCTTTGGGTGGAAAATCAGACCATTGTAATTTCCATAAATATTTTCTTATACCCCGATTGTTATAAGTTGTTATTTCTTCTGTAGTGGGGTCAAATTTAAATATTTTTTGTCCGACAGTTAAATAAAAAAGAGAGTTTTTAACACAGAAATTGCCATATCCACCAATTTCTCCATGATAATCTCTATATATTCCTGAAGGTATATTTTTTAGCTCTGTAGGGGGTAAATTAGGATATTCACTACTATCTAAATACCAAGTATTTGGAAGAGAATAGAATTTATTTATAGTGTGATTCTCAACAATTGAAGACTTTGATTTATAAGATATTTCATTTATTTTACTTTTCCAATTTGCATGTTCGTTTGCTCTTTGGTTTACAAGAACTTCAAATCTATCTATTAAATTTTTAACAGGTCTAAATATTTCTGTAATCACTCAATTATCCTCATCTTTGCAATGAAAGTATTAGTCATTAGTTTTATAAGAAGATAAAGGTATTTATCTCGATATCCTAAACTCATTATTTCGCTCTGCCTGTTGAAACTGCTAATATTTTGATAAATAATATCACCAAGCATATCATTAAACTTGATTATTTTTGATAATTGACCAGTATTATTAAAAGCCCATATTCTAAAAGTTTTGTCTCCAAAGAATATCTTTCTGAAATAGAATAGCTCTCCGTCATAAATAAATTTCTGCGAATAAGTCTTTGGGTCACAATGAGTTAACCCGTAATTCTTGAGCTCAATGGTTTTTGTTGGGTCTATAATTCCACTTAAATCACAAGCATAAAGTGTATCGTAATAAGCAGATATACCTGGATCACTTCCTCCTGAAGCTGAAGGAACATAAGTTAATACTCTTAATTTTGTTCCATCCCAGCATATGCTTTTTACTCCACCATAATTTGCTGTATCCCAGTTAAATTTAGAAACATAGCTAAAATTTTGGTCAAAAACATAAAATCTGTTTATATTTTCAGTTATTCTCGTAGGAAAAGGATTAGATCTTACATAAGCATATTTTCTTCTATAAACTACATAATTATTACCACATCTTTCAATCATTTGATAATTTTGATTTACTGTCTCACCAAAATTTAAACCAAATGAAGTAAGTTCATAATTTAAAAGATTCATAACTATTGCATTGTTTCCTTTTAAAAATACAAAGTTTCCTTCTGAATTGAATGTGAAATCCTCTGCTCCATCCAAGATAGAATACATTCTTTCAAAACTATGCTCCTCTGGAATTATATCTTCAGAAGTTCTATACCCTCCACCTAAACCATTTAGTTGATCTGAGATAACTTTATGTTGATTTTGTAATGTTTCCCAATCAGGCTGAGGAGTTTCATTATCTCCCATCAAGTCAAATATATCTGCTACTTTATTTATGATTTGCTGTGTAGTTGCTATTAAAAGACCTTTCATTCCCATCTTATCTCACCTCACTTTAAAGTTATTACTCTTGAGACTTTAGTAATCTTTGAACCTGAAAATGTATAAGTTTCAGTTATTAACCATTTAGCATTTTCTATTGTCGAATATGTGAATTGTCCTGATTCGTTATAATAATATTTTTCCTGTATTGCTCTTCTGGGATAATCTATCTGAGTTAATCTATCAGAAGCATCATAAGTATAATTTTCATCTTCTTCTAAATTAAGATTTGTATCGAAATAAAGAAGCTCAAATAAACTATCAAAATCAATTCCATCTAATTTTGTTAAGTCAATGTCAGCAGTAGAGGCTATATGTATATTAAATATACTTGCGTTTGGATGGTCTATAGGAATCTGAGTTCTATGACTTCCTACTAAATAGTCAGGTTTTAAATTCCTTATATCTGTAATTTTGTCTTGAGTAATTTGAGTTGCTCCTGCTAAAACTAAAACATTCGAACTTCCTAATGCGTCCGCTGGTACATCAGGTGCAACAGGGACTTCTGCAGGAGTTCCTTGTAGGTAAAGGATTTCTCTATAATCAAGAATAAAAGTAAGTTTCTCTTCATTGTAGAGTTGCCCTGTATTTGGGTCTCTGAATGTTAAATTCTCTGATATATATTCCCTTGTCGCATATTTAACCGCTATTGTATCCAATCGTGGTAAAGTAGGATGAGCTTCCTGTATAGTTATCTCATAATCTTCAGGATGAACTATATTCTTCCAATTCTTCCATCCACTTCCTAATTGAAGAACAACCTTCATAGAAGCTGGATTTGTTGCTAAAGTATTTAACCCACTATAACAAAAGTTATCTATACTGACTACCTCTTGACCATACTTCTCGAGATAGTTTTCATTCTTAATCTGAACATCATTTAAATGAGCCGTTTGGACTAATTGGTTATCAAAGAATTTTCTTCTATTCATACGCCTCACCTCCACAGGTTAACTTAAAAATACTTCCAGCTGGCTTTATACGATTTACTGTTTCTTCTATATGTTTATAGTCCCAGAGAGTTTTAAGACTTAACCAAGCAATTGTAAAAGTGTTCTGGTTTAGGTAAGCTTGATTAGTAAAGAATCCATCATAAGTTTTAATAGGAAGTTGTATCTCAAATTCATATTCAGTTAGAATTTCGGGATATTCATCCCATTTATATATTGTGCAAGTTTGAGGAGTTATCATTGAATCAACTGTTGCTTTTATCTTTGGTCTTGTTATTCCTCTTCCAAGATAAACTGCTTTTATTCTTGCCCTATAAGATTCATCAGTTTCATTTAGAAGTTTTTTAAGTGCTACATCCTTCCCAAATTTATCAAGCCATTCTCCTGTTGCTGTGTTTAAATACCTTTGGTTATCGTGTTCATTTTTAGTTTGAATAAATTTATCAAATGTATTTGCAAAAGCTCCAATTAAATCTTTTACAAGTTTTCCACTTTTGTTAAATACATTGTGTAATAAATTTAAAAGATAATTAATCATAAACGACCTCAATAATTCCAGCTCTTATAATTTCATAAGCCTCTGGTGTGATATCTGAATCATCAACTGTGCAATTCTTAATTTGCTCTAATTCAAGAACTTTTCTAATTATCTGAGAGTTATAAAGTGTTTCTCCCATTTTGAGAGAGTTAATGTATTCATTTGCCTTACTCTGAACCAAAATTGTTATTTCTGCTAAAGTCTCAGTAAGATTTTCTTTTAATGAAACTCTTATCTTTCTATCAACTGTTTTTATTTCACATCTTCTAACGAAATAAGCTTCTGAAGCTGATACCCAGTTCTCTAATTCATTATAGCAATTTCTTACAATCTCCCATGCTATATTTCCTGTCCCATCATCGATGTATATAATATTTGTTCCATCTCGAAAACTTGAGAAGGTTTCTATGTATTCTATGCTACCTTTGTTTGTTAAAGTATCAAGCTTTATCGTGTGTAATCCTTCAGTTGTGAATTCTTTCTCAATTGTTAACCTTGAATTTTCACCAGTTAAATTTATGTCTTGAACTTCACTATCAAAGTAAAGCTTAATAGCTCCATAAGTAGGATCGTTCCAAAGTGCCACTTTACAGTTTTTACACTTAGTTTTTAAGATAGCTTCTCCAGTTCCTTCTTTTCTTTGACCATAATAAAGACTTGCATTTTCTATAATTTCCCATGTTCCAGTGAAATTGAGTTTTATAATCGGATATTTCTCCCAGTTATCTTCTACATTACTTCTTACAGTTGCATTTCTAACACCAGTAACAGTTTTAGCTCCATATTTCAAAGCTGTCTTTGTTCCTCGAGTTAGTCCATCTCTAATGAATTCTAAAGCTCTATCTCTTAATTCATCATCAGTTTCATAATCTTCTCCGCCTGAACCTGAAACAGTATTTTCTACCCTAATAATTCCAGAAAGTTCTACAACCTGATATAAATAGTAAGGAGGGATATTATATTCAATTCCGACCTCTGTTGCCCTACATTGTCCCGAGCCAACTGTTTGACCAGCAAGTATTATAATATCTTCTAATGTTTCATAAATTTTAGGTTCTGGCTCATTAGTTATTACTCTTGTTCCAGCAGGAATTGTAAAATCTGATTCTTGTTCATTGATGTAAAAATTAACATTTGAGATTAAAGCTTTACTTCCAGTATTTCTTATTATATTAAAATCGCCTACACATTTATCAAGCCATTCACCGTCTGCAGTTAAAATGTAGTTTTGTAATAGAAAGTTATATAGCGTATTATATAATTCGCTTCCAATCTCTGCGTTTAATTCACAGATTGTTCTTAGAATTGAGCCAGTATTCCAATCAGTTAAAACTGAACTATGATCTTCTAAGTAAGTTTTTAAATCTGCTAATATCTCTTCAAATGTCTTCATAGTTTAATCCTCAAAAGCAAATTTTCTGGTTTATCGCTTGAGATTGGTATTATTTCTAAACTGATAACAATAGTATCTGTATATAACTCTTTAACTTCTAAATTATTAATTCTTTCAATTCTTGGTTCTTCTGAGAGTGTTCTAAGTAATTCTATAGCTATAATAGTCCTCAAAACATCTGTATTTGGTTTTGATATTAAGTTTTGAATTATTGTCCCATATTCAGGGTGCCAAATTAAAGCTCCTATAACTGTCCTGATTCTGTGAACTAAAGCTTGCTCTAAATTATCTAAGCCAGCAATCCAGGTTAAATCACCTGCTTGATTGACTTGAAAATCTCCGTTATTTAAAAGTATATCTACGCCTAATAATTCATGTTCCATTTTTCCTTTAAATTTAATTCCTTATTAAAATAGATAAGTATTAATTGAAAAAGTTCTTTAAAAATTATCCAAAACTTCCAATTATAGATATTATTCCATTTTTAAATTTAAATCCACAAGGACCTTCTTTATCAACATGTATTATCTCTCCAACTCCATCTTTATTGCCTTTATATAGTCTTTCAGAATAATGACATCCAAAAGCATTTTTGATTTCATAATACCAACTATCTGCTGTCTCTTGAAGTGTTATCAAATTTCTACTCATTACTCTTCCTTGTATATGAGCCTCAGAAGCAGTGCTTCTTAAAACCATTCCAGTATCTCCTCCTACTTCTATTCTTGCTTGAGTATCTCCTTCAGTATCTTCAAGTGAAATAAGCTTATATTCTCCCATATTTCCTTCAATTTTTCTTTTTACTCTTCCATCAACCATATCTGCTTTAATCATCACCACATGACCTTTATTGTGAGTTATGAAGCAATCTCCAGCTTCAGTTATTGTCATTACTGTTCCTGTTTTATGAAATACTTTTATATTTCCATCTTTGTCCAATAAAATCCAAGTTCCCTTTTTATGCTTCAAAAGGCAATCTCCAATTCGTAAAGGTAAATCATGCTCTGGGGGAGGATTTGATTCGCTCCAAGCAAAGACAAGTATAAATCCATCATTTAACTTTTTATTTTGAAAACATACAACACATTCATCATTTACATAAGGAACAAAGGCTAATCCATAATCTTTACCAGCGTATAATGTCTTTATTTTAAGCCATCCAGTCTCAAGTGGACCATAAGGTTCAGTTCTACTAATTTTTACTTGTGCCAGCATTTTAACAGGATCAACCTTAGTAATAACTCCAGGAAGAGCTGTATAAATATTCTTAATATGTTTTCTGATTAATAATTCAGTTCTATTTAACTCATCCATTGTATACCGCCTTTGGGTCTCTATTCTCTACTAAAAGATTTGTAGTATATCTATCTGCTGAGAAATCCTGTGTTAATTCTTTAATCCAATAAAATCCAGAATAAGGTCCAGCATTTACCACCTCACAAAAAGTATCTGCTTCAAGATAAGGAATTCCTGGAGTATCAAATTCAATTTGTATATATTCTCTCTCCATTTTCCATAAATTGTAAATTGCAAGTTCTTTAGCCATTAAATCAGAAGTAACAAATTTATTATCAATTACTTGAGTTTTTGTTTTACCTGTTATTCTTGGAATGGAACTCTCTGCTACTCCAGAATAAAGTTTTTTATCGTCAGACCATTTTACAACCTCTACTTTGTTATAAGGAAATTGTGAAGTTTGATGCTTTATCGTAGTATTTATCATATTAGAGTTTTGAAAATCATCAGGATATCCAAGAAGGAATTGATAGATTGTTTGATTTGTTTGTCTCCAAACTCCAAAATAAAGAGTATTATCATTCGTTAAGTAAGTATCTAATCCAAAAGAATCTGCAAGTTCAACTATTTGCTCCCATCTACTTTTATTTTCCATAATCAGATCTCCAATAAAATAATTGGGACAGTTTAGACTAAGAGCAAAATAACCACTATTTAAATCCTTTATAACTTTATGAATATTAGCTTTCTCCCATTTATGAGTAATTGTGTCATCTATTAAAATTGATAGTTTACTTCTTGCTTCAAAAGTAATAATCGAACCATTTGGAGCTATATTAAAATTTGTCATATCAGTAAATCCAGAAAATACCCTATACCAATTGTATTGCTTCCATTCTTCATATGTAAGATAGATTTCAATAGTATTTGGCAAATAAGAATAGAAAGTTTCAAGATACCTATTATCGGTATTCTCTATTGTAATATTTGCAGTCTCTGCCTCTTTATGTCCCTTTTTAACAACTACTACTTGTTGAGGTAAGGTATCAATTCCATTTATTTTTATAACACATCTTGGTTTCATATTTATTTTTCTCTATTAAAGAGATAAGATTTACTTAAGAAAGTTCTGAAAGTTGTTATAATAGTTTTAAAATGAAAAGATTAAATAAATTCTTTTTTTAAAGGAGGGGTTTTTATGGCAAAATTAAAGGATATTCTTGAAAAGAATGAACAAGAATACAAAGAATGGAATAATGATGATCCAATAAGAAGAGCAATAAAAGAAAAAGAAGTGCAAAAAGAAATGCAAAAGCAAAAGATAATCCAAAACAAGAAAGAAACAGATTTTTATAAAAAATTAATGTTTGCTGGTCTTTATGGTATTTTATATACTGCAATAGCTGGAGTATTGATTTTCTTTTTAATAATCTTATTTGCTTTTGGTGGTGAGACATTTCCTACTTGGCTAATGTATCTTATTCTTATAGCAGCATCCATAATAGGCCTTCATACTGGCTTTCAGAAGTAGTTATCCTGCTGTAAATCTTCTTTCATTGGATTCTCCAGGATTCAAAATAATTTCCTTTGGTATACAAATTGTCTTGCCAACTTCTTCAAAAATAGAATAAGGGTCATACCATTTTATATTCCCTGCCTTGACATTATAATCTATAATAAAACTCATAAGCATTTGCGTAAATCCACCTTCACTACTCCACCCATAATATGAAGAAATAATATTTGCCCAAGTGTCTCCTTCTTTAATTGTATAAGGTATGCAATCTACTCGTCCATCTTTCTTTTTGAATTTTGCTTTATATTCTCCAATTTCTCTGTTCTCCCATTCATCTACTGGCGTTATTGGTTTTTCTTTCCCATTTCCTCCACCTGGTTCAGTTCCTCCTCCTCCTCCAGTTCCAGGAGGTGGTGTTGCTGGTATTTCAGGAATAGGTCTTAATTTGCTTACGTCTTTTGGATATTTTAGAGTTTTAAGTGGCTCATATTTCCAGAGCTCCGATGAACATATATACCAATTATGATACTTTTCTTCCCTAAAGTTCAAATTCTTCATTAATATTTTTCTAACCCAAACATCAAAACCAAAATACATAGGGTCTCCTGCATCAACCCATCCACATAAAGTCATTAAATCTTGATGAGCTGTTTCTCCGTAAAGTGTAAATTCTATAGGAATATACTTTAATCCTCTACCGCCCATAGCTTGTAGAACTGGTGTATTTCTTCCTGGAATGTCTATCTCCGCTATATTTTGCTCCTTATAAAAAGGAACTGGAGAATGTAATTTAGTTAGAACAACATAATTTGATAACTGGAATCTTTTAGCAGGTAAATATCCTAATATTGCTATTCCTGGAGGAATTTGTCCTATATTTACTAAATCTTCATCATTCCACCACCAATCCCAAAGATTATTCATATTCTAAATAAGGAACTCCTTTTGCTTTTAATCTCATATTTTTTACTGTCTCTTCACTCGTAGTAATTTGGTCAAAATTTATTTTACTTGGTAATCCTTCTCTTGAAGCTATTCCTTCTGGTATTTCTAAGGTTAAATTTAAATTAAACTCTTTCCTATATCCAAGTTGAGAAGGAGTCAATCCCCCTAATCTTTCCTGTTCTCTTAAAGCTTCATCTCTTCTTTTAAATTCTTCCAATATATCTTCGTATCCTTTAGCAAATGACTTTTGTATCGCTAATTCTTTTTGTTGAGCTTCCGTAAGCCCATAAATGCTATCAGCCCATTTTACAGTTTCTATATTATTTCTCCAAATGAAATTACTTAACCAATCTAAAGTATTTCCGAAGATTTTAGAAACTTTATTTCCTTGTTGTAATCCATTTATCCAATTTCTTACACCTTTCCAAGATTCTTCAGCTTCTCTCGCTCTTTTAATTTCCATATCTATATATTCTTTGTTAGCAGTTCTTTTTTTAAGTAGAAAAGCAAGATAATCACTTAATTCTCGCTGTTGTTCTTTTGTTCTTGCTTTTGCCATAAGTTCTTGAGTTTTTTGAATTTCTGCTTCTATTTCTTCTCCACCTTTTTTATATCGTTCTAAAATAACTGCAGGCAATCTATTCGCTACTTCTTCTGCTCCAACAACAGCAGCTGCTACACCCGCTGCTGGTGTAGCTATTAATCCTTTAACACCTGCTGCTGCTTTTCCTAATGTCCCAGCTCCTGTAGCTATTGCTCCACCACCAGCTAAAGCTTGTCCTGTTAATCCTGCTTTAAATCCTGCTCCTATTCCACCTATAGTTTTAGTAAGCCAGCCTATAGTCCCTAAACCAGCTAAAGCACCACCTGCTCCAAGTATTACTTTCAGTCCTGTTTGCATTCTATTGATTGATTTTTCTGATTCTAATGTTTTCCCTAAAAAATCATCAATTTTTGTAATTGGTCCTTCTAAGCTTAAAGCAAATGTTTCTCCTACTTTAATTCCTATTCCTTTCATTTTCTGTTTTATTGTATCTACCCTATGAGAAATAGTGTTTTCCATTTTCTCCATAGCTTTTTCTGTTGTTCCTGAAGATGTTTCAATTTCACCAGAAAACTTTTTAAATGACTCCCTGGCTGTATTCATTAATGGAGCTACTGCTCTAAATGCTCTCATCTCCGGAAATAGCTTCTGTATTTTCTCAACATCTGTCCCAATTTTAGAATTTATTTCATCTAAAAATGCTAATATACCTACTTTTTTTAAATGCGATACATTAAATTCTAATCCTAAACTTTTAGCAAAATCTTGTGCTTCTTTATTTGAATCAACTACTGACAAAAGAAATCTATTTAGAGAAGTAGATGCTTCATCAACTGGGACTCCTACCATAGTTAATGCAGCAAACGCTCCAAGTAATTCATCTATTGATACGCCTGCTAAAGCTCCTGTTTGTGCAAAGCCTGCTACAGCATCAGATAATTGAAGAAACTCTACTCTTCCTAATTTAACTGTCTGGAATAGCTTATCAGAAACTTCCATTGCTTTTTCAGTTTCCATTCCATATGATTTGAGGACTGTTAATATAGCATTTGCCGATGTTTCTATATTTGCTCCTCCTGCTACTGCTGCTTTGGATACTACCTCAATGAATTGTGTTGCTTTTTCTGGTTCAATAGAAGTTGATATTGCCTGATGTACGCCTCTTGCAACATCTTCAATATCTTTTCCAGTTTCTCCTGCGATTTTCAATATATCATTACTCATACTTTTATAGTCAAATTTCACATCATCTATCAATGTTGAAATATAAGCTATGCTTTTTTGAAAATCAGCAAATTGCTTTACGCTTGCTCCAATAGCTACTCCCGATACTGCCATTCCTGCAAGACCAACTTTCATCATTGAAAGATATTGAGAAGTTTGAAGCATAGATTTATTCATTGCTTCATTTCTCATCTGCATTTGTTTCATACTTGCTTCTGCTTTTGTAGTTGCAGAATTGACAGTAGCAGACATTCTATCTATGGCATATAAAGTTATTCCAGCCTTTAGCCCACCGCCAAGCGCTCCAATCATTATTCTTCAACCCACCTTAATAATTTTTCAGTAGCTTCTTCTGTTAAATCGCTTCTAATAAATTCTTTAATATTCTCGTAAAGAATTTCTAATTCGGCTTTTCTGAGTCTTCCTGTTTCTTCCCAGCTAAAGTTTCCCCACTTGACAAGGATGATTCGCTTTTTAAAGCTTCTCCAGCCATCCTTGCCAATAGTAGAAAAAAACTTTCTGTTTGATTCAACTCATTATAGTTTGCTACTATTTCATCTTTATCTCTTTTAGGTAGTTCAAGAAGAAATTTAAAAGCATCTTGTGGTGTAATCTCTTTATCATTAATCTTTTTTATTGAGAAAGCTACGCATGATAAAAATTCAGCTTCATCTGCAATAGAACCAGATAATCCATAGAAATCTCTCCAGTGATTTCTATAAACTATTTTCGCATCTAATTCTTCTTTGACTGTAATAGGTTTCATTTCAATTATTGGTTCTTCTTTTGCTTCTGGTTTATTTTTTATTATCTTCATTAACTTAACTCCGATGCCACAAAGTTAATTGTTATTTCTACTGCAGTATCTCCTTCACGCCTTCTTGCTCTTCTGCTCAAAATTACATCATTGTATTTATCAATTGTTTCAGTTCCATTTTTGTATTTTGTTACAAGCTCCATACTTATTTTAGGATATGGTTCTTCAAGTTTTTGATTTACAATCTTTTCTTTATGAAATTTATCAAATGATCCATCTCTATCCAAGATAGTGATTGTTCCAGTCTTCTCACAACCTGTATCAGGAATATAAGAAGGGTCCATATGACCCATTAATTGGACTTTTACTGGTTCCTTACTTGTATCATCGTCAAAAGCCCTTGTTATATTTGCTAAATCAATTTCTCCATCCGCTGTATGAAGATATAGTTTCCCATACTTACCAAGTATTGCATCACTTATAGGCATTTATTCACCTCCTTAAATTATTTGCTCTCTTAAAATTGTTGATTCCAATGAAGTTGGAGAAACTGTTGAGCGATTGATAATGTAATGTGCTGCACCTATAAATAACACTCCCCAGTCACAATAAAGTGTGTCTGGTAAAGATGCTTCTGTCACTTTAACCCACATATCTTTTATTATTCCATTACCCCAGCTCGTTGGCTCATTTAAAGCCCAATGTTGCACTAACTCCATAGAACCTTGAAGTTGCCTTTGTAATTCAGCTGTATTTGGTTTGGATATCGCCCAGCTTATAGCATCCCTCATTCTTCTATTTATTGCGTCATAAGTAGCCGTATATTGAACTTCAATTAAATCTGGGTCAGTAGTTTTATTGTAAGAATGAATTGTCTTTATTACTCTTCCACTTGCATCTCTTATTCCTTTTCCTACTACATTAATTTTTCTAAGTAAGAAACTTTCAATTTGAGAATCATCCCATGCTTTCTTTAAAGATAGAGCATCAGTAATATAGTTATTAGAAGGTGAAACAAATACCTCATTCTTACAAAGAATACCCATCACTGCAGCAATAGGAGAGACATAGCTTCCCTTCTTTGCATAAGATTCATAATATCCTGCCCAGTAAGAAGCCCTACCGTTTGGAGAATTCAATGCTTCTGCTGCAGTTTTAATTTCATCATCAGTTGCACCTATTAAGTGGGTTAAAAGAGCTTTTCCATAATTCCTGTTCTCACATATAGTTATCATTGCTGCATTTATAGAAGCATCACCTTCTAAGGTAGCGGTTGCAATATTAAACCAATCAGGATCTACAATTGCTAACTGTAGACCTGTTCTTACTCCAGTAGTAGGATTATAAGTTCCAATAATATTTGTGTTAGTTACTGCATCCCCATCTGCTCCACCTGCTAAAGAAACATAGTTTTCTGTAGTATCTGGCAAGTCTGCGGTCAGTTTTGTTGCAACCACATATTCAGATAGAGTTGCATCATTTCCTAAAGCTTCTACTAAAGCATCATTACTTTGAACTGCAAGAACTGAACCTATTAGATTTGTTCCATACTTGAAATGATATGTTCTTGTTCCTGTAATATCTTCTGAAATTTTTACAGATAAATCATTTCCCCATGCACCTTCATTTGCAGCAGTAATTGTAATAGCATCAGTGTCTGTTTTCTTAAAAGTTTTGCTTGCCTTAGCAGCATTAGCTCCTTTAACTACTACTACATGAAAGTTATTAGCTCCATTAAGATATGCTCTATAACAGAAGTCATAAATATCACCTGATTCAACTTTATTTGCTATTGTATCGAATGTTCCAATAATAACCTTATTCAATGTCCCTCTTTTTGCAGTTCCAGTCACAAAATTTACTTTTGTTGGTGGTTCAGGTGGAATATAAACTCCACCCTTTCTTCTTATATCATATACTCCTGGAATTATCATTATTCTTCACCTCTTTTTTTAAAGGATTTGTCCTCTTTAATTTTTTCTTCTTTTACTTCTTTTACCTCTTCAACTTTTATATAGCCATTGTGAACAAAAGTCTCAAGCATATACTTAAAACTTTCGCATTCTGGCATTTCTATTGTTATTCCTTCTCCAAGCTTTTTAATCTTACCATCAATATTAAATATAAGCTCAGAGTAATTCTTTGATGTTGGAGTTATTTTAACCATTTATTCCTCCTTTATACTTTCACTAATAATAATTCTTGTCTTCTTATAATTATTTAGTCTATTTAAAAGCTCTGTAATTAGCGTTCCTGTCTTTGTTATATCTTCTTCATATTCTATTATAAAATTCTGTTTAACTGTAATTAGTAATGGTTCTTCTGATTTCAAGTAAGCAATATCAGTAAACTTTATGTCAACAAATAAGTTATTGAATCTATCTGTATTGAATTTTTCTATAAATCTGTGTCTTAAAACTGCTGCAATATCACTAACAATGTTAACTGCTTCCCATAAATCATTTATTTCTATATTCACATAATAAGCCATGTTAAGTAAGTGACTTAATGTGTTCCCCTCCATGTCAAGATATTCTATTACATCTTTAGAAGGAACTTCAATCACTATGAAAGGACTCATGGAAGCAACTTCAAAATCAGTTCCAATAAATGAAACTAAATCAGTTTGTTGCTCTAAGAAATCCTTAATAGCACCTAAAACATCACTTACTTTTTCTATCATTTCACTATATACCTAAGCATAACTGCACTGAATATCTCTTCTATTTCTTCTTTAAGTTGTGGAACTTCTTCAGGCTTTCGAACCATTGGTCTTGCTGGAATATTTTTCTCTTTCCATCCAAACTGGTGTATTCCTGCATAATTAACTTTAGATCCTACTGTTATATGTAAAGGTGAAACATCAAATACATTATCAGGACCACCAAACATAAATGAGCGTTTTAAATGTCCTGTATCCTGTAATATTTTTGGTCTTCCTTTTCCTTTTCCTTTTCTTCTTCTCAAAATGGT